ATGAGCACAGGCTTGTATGTAGAGCTCACCGAGCTGCGCCGCAGTGGCATGCGGTTGCGCCCCGAAGAGTGGCCCGCGCCGGTAGATGGCGAGCTCCGGATGTACTACTGGGACGGCAGGAAAAACAGCAGCCGCCGCACGCTGCGCGAGGTCACGCTGTGGGGTTACTGGGGCACGACAGAGCAGCCAATTCGGAGGATGACCGACCCGCTGCTTATCGACATCTTGGGCGATGCCATGCTGCTCCAGGGCCAGGTGCTCGGCTCCGTGGAGGGACGACTGTACGAGCATTTCCAGCTGTGGCTCGTGCGGCCGAAGCGACACGGCGCTCCGCCGCTTCCTCCATTCGATCATGCGGCATGGGCAGGCAGCCTGCCACAGGTTCCACCGCCTCGGGAAGACCGCTCTGTGAGCGAAAAATGGCTGCAGGCGCACCCCGAGGCGAAAGGGCCGCGATGAGCGACGGAGAAGCAAGGATGGTAGAGATGGCCACCGCCGCCGGGCTACTCAAGCACGGAGAACCCGTCCCCGAGGAACTGCTGGCATTTGCATTCCTTTTGGTGCACGCGTGTGCACAGATCGGAAAGATGTACGGAGACCTCGACGCAAACGCGGGAGATCACATTCGGGCGGTTTTCTACCCCCATCCCGACCGCCCGGAAATGTAAGGCGCCGTCTCGCTTCGAGCCGCGGCTATCCCCCTTGAGGGGCGCCAGCATCGTCGAGGCCGCCGGCCATCGCCTGGGCCCGTGCCGAGCGCTCTTCGAGCAGGCGCTTGATGTCGTCCCATATCCCCGGAGGGATGCGCCGTGTACCAGCGAGCCACTCCCGCACGCGGCGTGCGTCCGACAACCCCAGCGCTTCAGCAAGGGCCGTCTGCCAGGTGCCGCCAAACAGCGCCTCGCCGGCCTCTCGCAGGCCCTGCACGTCCCGTTTCACCGGCCAATCGGGGGTCTGGTAGTACCCGAGCCAGAAAGGCCCTTGCGCCTCCACCCCGATCGGACCGGACGGCAACTCCGCCGGCAGCTTGGCCACGAGCCGGGCGATGCGGGCGTCGTGGTACTTGTGATTGGGATCGAGGGCGCGAATGGCCTCGGACGACTTCATGAGCAGGCCCATGCCCAGCGAGGGTTTGCTCAGCAGTGCCATGAGAATGTTGGGCGGTAGCCGCTCACTTTTGAAGACGATCCGGGTGATCTGCCCCAAGATGCGCATCGTGTCGTCGATCGTGTTTTGCTCGTGGTCGGTCATAGTTTTTCCAGCGCCGCACTCGATTGCGCGGCATCTATCGCCTGGGCGGCCGACCCCATCTCAGCGTATGCCGCGCTCATCGCGCGCCACACGTCGCCCATGGTGACCGGATACACGCCCACGGAAGGCAGGCCGCGCTTGCGGTCGCCGCTCATGTGTCGATGGGCGGCCGTGTAGACCGCCAGCGCGCCGTGGGTACGGATCGCTTGCTCGGCGGTCAGCATGTCACCCCTCGATCAGCCAGGCAATATAGGCCTCAGCCTCCGCGGCAGTGGAGAACGCCTTGGCCATGCAGCCCATGGTGGGCTCGTAGTACTGCGAGTGCTTGCGGCCGACGTGCTTATTGCGCAGCCAGCCCGTCCACACGCTATGAACGTCGATGTGGCCACCCTTGTAATCGGGAGCAGAGGTGACGAAGGATAGGACCGTTGCGCCGCCGTGCTTAGCGATGCCCTTGACTTGGCAAGGAATCAGCTCAGGTGCGTTGGTCTGGAGGAGTGCTTGCACGATGGTGCCCTTTCTGGCATTTAGGCCGGCCCGATTGCCTTGCCCATGCGCCTAATTTTAGGCGCACACCAGAGAGCGTCAAGCACTTTTCGCCAGGCGATCGCTGCGCGTCAGAAAAGGCCCGGGTGCTCGGCGTCCCGATCCCAGCTGTAGATCACGAGTTCTGTGCGGTCCACGCCCTTGCCACCACCTCCCACCTGGTAAGTGATCGGCACCTCCTCCATCTGCAGGCCGGCGAAGCACTTGCGGATGTCGGGATGGTCGTTGATGCTCAGGACAGCCTTCCCCTTTATCGAGCGCATCGCAACCGCCATGCTCTCGTATTCGGCCCACGCGAACGGCACACCATACCCCTCCGTTTGCCAGTACGGAGGGTCCAGGTAAAACAGGGTGTGCGAGCGGTCATAGCGCCTGACGCACGCCTGCCAGTCCAGCCGCTCGATGTAGGCACCATGAAGCCGCAGATGTGCCGCGCTGAGGGTCTCCTCGAGTCGAAGCAAGTTGACGGTGGGTGCGGGTGCTGTCGTCGCTGTCCCCCAGGTCTGGCCCTCCACCCGGCCTCCAAACGCCTGGTTCTGCAAGTAGTAAAACCGCGCCGCGCGCTCGATGTCGGTGAGCGTCTCTGGCTCGGTGATCTGCATCCACCTAAAAACCTCGCGACTACTCAGCGCCCACTTGAATTGGCGGACAAACTCCTCGAGGTGCCGCTGGACCACGCGATAGAGGTTGACCAGCTCGCCGTTGATGTCGTTGATGACTTCCACCTGCGCCGGCGGACGCATGAAATACAACGCGGCGCCGCCGGCGAAAACCTCCACGTAACAGGTGTGCGCGGGAAAGCGCGGGATGATGATGTCAGCCAGGCGTCGTTTGCCGCCAAGCCAGGGGATGATGGGCATTGCCATAGTGGGCTCCAGGGGTTGATACACTCGCCCCCGCCTGTACAGGTGGGCGGGGCCTTGGCTGGGCTCACAGGCTGGTTCTGTGTGTCTGGTGGCCGTCAGGGTGCTGCAACACCTTGACGGTCGCTCCGTTCTTTTTTGTTTGTCCGTGCGCTGGGGCGCACGGTGGTCAGTTGGGCTTGATGGGTGCCCGGCACGCCTCCAGCGCGGTCAGCAGTTGGCCCTCGTAGCCCTCGCGGCGCTCGATCTCCGCCAACGCCGCCCGGGCGAAATCGTCCAGGCTCGCACCCGGACGAAGCGCATCGGTTGGCATCGCGGGGCGCGCCGGCACGGGCTCGCGGCACTCCACCGGCACAGGCACCCGCACCTCCACCGTTTGCACGCGCGGCGCGCCCGCGCAGCCGGCCAGCAGGGCCGCCAGCATCAGGACGGCCGTNAGCCCTCGCGGCGCTCGATCTCCGCCAACGCCGCCCGGGCGAAATCGTCCAGGCTCGCACCCGGACGAAGCGCATCGGTTGGCATCGCGGGGCGCGCCGGCACGGGCTCGCGGCACTCCACCGGCACAGGCACCCGCACCTCCACCGTTTGCACGCGCGGCGCGCCAGCGCAGCCGGCCAGCAGGGCCGCCAGCATCAGGACGGCCGCCCTCATGGCCGGGCCCTCCCCTGCAGCCAGGCGTCTACCCGCACCTGGGCGCTGGCGCATGCATCGCCCGGCACGGGGGCGGGCATGGACAGGATCTGATCCGCCTTTCGGTTGTGGTCGGCGGCGCGGCCGGCAGCTGCGCGCCGCGCCGACTCCGCCTCCAAGAGGCGCTTGTCGGCCAGCGTGCGCAGCTCGCCTACCGCGGTGCTGCAGGCCTGCGCTGCCCCGCGCACCCCCGCCAACTCCTGACCCTTAGCGGACACCTCTGCCCGGGCTTCAATGGCGGTGTCTCGCTCGTTCAGGTAGGCCCACCCGAGCAGCCCATTGGCCGCCAGGCTGACCAGCACGGCCAGCACCCACATGCCCGGGCTCACGACCACCCCTCCCTGCGCACGCGCACGCGCTCCCAGACGATGTACGCGCACAGGCCGGCCACGGCCACCAGCAGCACGGGCAGGAGCCAGTCGCCCAGGCTATCCACGCTGCTCTTGATGTCGCTCACGGTGCGCGCCGTCTCCGCCACGGTGGCCACCACCGCCGTGCCGCCGGCCGCCACCCCGGCGCGGTTGATCGAACTCGCAGTGATTGGGCGCTCCGGCTCCACGGCCTGCGGCATGTCCGCGGGCGCGTCGCTCAGGTACAGCGCAGCCTCGGCGGCGCGCCGCCGGGTGAGCCCGGGCCAGACCTTGCCGCCCGCCTTGTTCCACAGCGCGAAGGCGCGCGCGGCCGCCTGGTAGTCACCACGGTTGTGGGCCTTGACGACGCTGGAGCCCGTCATGCCGGCGATGCCCACGTTCCAGGCGAAGGACACCAGCGCGTCGAACTGCGCCTGCGTGACGTTTCCGCCGGTGGCTCGCCACACCCCCGCCTCGTACGTGGCCAGCTCGGCGCGCAGCCGATCATCCGCCTGCGCGCGCGTGATTCGGTCGCCCGCCTCCACGCCGCGCGTGAAGCCATAACCGATGGTCCAGATGCCCACGGGATCCCGGTAGGCCTGGGCTCGGAAGCCTTCGAACTCCTCGATGAGCGCGATGCCTGCAGCGGAAGTTTTCATTTACGCACCCCCGGTTCGGCGGCCCGGCCACGCAGGATGGCAACGCCCTCCTTGAGGTCGCCCAGCGTTTTTGCCTGGTCGCGCTGCTCGGCCTTGATCTCTGCGAGGTATGCGCGCGTGGTCTCCCGCTCCTGGGCCGCGGTGGATTCGATCTGCGCGATGCGCCCATCCTGGCGGGTCTGGTCCTCGCGGTATGCACCGTAGGCCACGGCCACGGAGCCGACGAACACCAGCGTCTGGATGATGGTCCCGGTGTTGATGGTGGGGTCGAATTTCACAAGCCCTCCGGCTGTCTTGGTTGGCATGTCCGTCTCCTATGCGTAGCGCGGCGCCTCGTAGATTTCTACGTCGCCCCAGGTGAAGGGAGCCGATCCATATCGGCTGTTGTCGAAGGTCAGAAGCACCTGCTTGTTGCCATGGGGGAAAACCATCGGGTGGGGCTGCGTGTCGCCACCGCCGTGCAGCACCGCGTTCAGCGGCCCCAGGTAATTCATGGCCGCGTCGTAGATCCGAGCGCCGATGCCCGCCCCGGCCGGGCCGCCGGCAAGGATGTAGTACGCCCCCCCGCTTCGCAGGATCTTGGTTCCCTCGTAGCCGTTGTGGCCGGTGTCCTTGCCAATCAGGCCGAAGGAGACCCAGTCTGTCGTCCAGGCCGCCGCGGCGTAGAAAGGGTTGCCCGCGAAGTTGGTGTTGTCCACCAGCGTGTACGCAATCAGCCAGCGGGCATTGGCCGCGTCGTACGCCGCGAAGGTGTCGTACGCGCCCGGATTCGCACCGGTCTGCCCCGGCAGCGTGATGGGTGACAGGTTGACCAGGTGCGTGCCTTCCAGCACCTCCACTCCCGACAGGAGCCCATGCAGCGCCTGAATCGAACCGCCGAACCCGTTGCCCCAGGTGCTGACGGTGATCCGCCGGTCGCCGTTGGCATACCAGATGATGTGCGCCGGGAGGTCGCCAAACGCTTTGCCATCGCGCGATACGAAGATCACAGCCGTTTGCGTGATCGTGCGGGATGCCAGGTCCAGACGGAACACGCCCGTGTACCCAACGCCGCGCGGGTCCACCGCTGTTGCAGAAAAGAGCACGACGTCCGGCGTAGGAAAGTACGGAGAACCATCCTCCAGCGTCACGATGGATTGATCTCGCAGGCCCACCGCACCGAAGCGTCCCATCTTCAGCGCCGAGAAAGCCCACACTTGCGTGCCGCCCCCATTGGCGGTCGTGAACCCGCCCCCCCATCCTGCCAATGCGCCCAGGTTCCGGAAATCGTAGTAGCCGCCGATGTCCGCCGAGGTCGAGAGAAACCAGCCGCTGCCACCATTGAGCCACACGCAGGCCGAATTACCCACCAGCGAAAGCGCCACCCCAAACGAAGACACGAAGCCCTGAGAAACCGATGCCACGAAGCTGTTGGCACCGCCGATCTTGATCTGGATGCGCGAGACACCGGCCAGCCGATCGATGGACGCGAAGATGAAGTTGTTGGCATCCTTGACCAGCCCAACGCCGCCGTTGTCATAGGCAGTCCCGGCAGAGGTGACATCGACCCATGCCTCCACCCAGCACTGCGGGATGGCGAGCGCGACGGCGTTTTGCCGGATGACATCGTTTGCGCCGCCGGCGTGGCTGATCGTCATTTTGCCGCCGGAGACGGCAATCGTTCCGGGCGTACCTTCGCTGTAGCGCGAGAACTGGCCGACGTCTGCGGCAAAAACCTCATCCAGGTCCACCAGATCAGGCGCCAGCAGCTGCAGGTAGTCGATGTTGTCGGTCTGGGTGAAGGCCAGCGCTGTCGGAGCAGTCTCCGCGCCGCCAGCGCCGAAGCGAAATGGGTTGAGCAGCAAGCCGCGCTGGCGCGAGCGAGGTGCAACGCGTTTCATGCCGGCACCCCCACGAGGTAAACCTTGAGGCCTGCGGCCGTGCCGTCGCCCACCTGGTCCAGGTCGATCGTGATCTCTGCATCATCTGGCACTGCCGGCGCGGCCAGCACCGCGGGCGCCGCAGCCGTCGTGCTGGTGCGCTCCCCATTGTCGATGGTGAGCTTCGTCCCGAGGATCGATCCGCCATTGACGTTGACATCGACCGTTAGGATGCTGCCGCCGGCCTGCGCCGTAGTGAGCGATGCGCGCACCGTGGTGAGCGTCAGCGCCAAAGGGGCGCGGAAGGCCACCTTCTTCGCACCCGCCGTCAGCGGCGTTGACTCGTCGGAACACGCCACCGGCACGACCACCGGTCCTGAGGCTCCAGCGGCAGAGGCACCAATGGCCTGGCGGTGGTCCTCATAGTCCGTCACGGAGCTGGCGCCAGTGGTCACGCGGTACAGTCGCACATAGGCAACCTGGTCCGCCCATGCCGTGGTGGTCGTGGATGCAGATACCGCACCGCTCTCCCGGTTGGCGACGACATAGTTTGTCGCGCCGGCCGTGAGCGCCACGGTGCCGCTCGGGACCGTCGCACCGCCCCAGCGGCCGCCCACATACCCCCAGGTCAGCGCGCCCGTGGTGCGCGCGTCACGCCCCCACAGCATGGCAGGAGACGCGGCGTCGAAATTTTCATTGACGCGCAGTTCCGCGTTGGCGCTGGCCACAATGGGCTGGATCGGTGATGTCTTGTCTGCCATCTATGCCTCGATTTCTGCGGGCCGCCCACGGCCCACTGTTGCTGATAGCTGGTACACACGGGCCCGAGCGAAGCTGCCCAGATTGCCGCGGGACCAATACCCAATACCGCCCGGCGCCGGTCTTGACGGCCCCTCACTGACCAGCACTCGATCCTCCGAAAGCATCGAGATGGCCGGGAATCGAGAAAGGTCCGTGAAGGGCTGGATCCGGCCCACCAGCGTGCGCGTCGGCGCATGGATGACCCAGGCCACCCGCTGCCCGGCGACGATGTAATCGCCGGACTGGCCCAGGTAGTTGAAATAGCCCTGGAATGTCTCCCCATCCATCGCCACGGCGAACTCCTGCCGCACACCCGTGGAGGGCTCGTAGCAGGTCAGGTTGCGGTCGTAGGCGCTCACCACCCACAACAGGCCGCCCGCGAACTTGCAGTCCATGGGGAAGCGCGCAATGGGCCATTCGGCCACCACGGCACGGGTGGCTGCATCGATGCGTTTGGCGACCTCCGAAACGCGCACCACGGCAAACACGGACGTCCCGTCGGCGCAGATCGCAGAAACGAATCCCACCGGCACGTCACCCACGGTGGCCAGGGTCTCCGGATTTATGACCCGCACGACCCCCGAGTAAGGCGCCGCCACCCACAGGTTGCCGTCCGGCCCCAGGATCATGTCGAAACCATCACCCGGCAGATCTAGAGCCACGTCCGCAAGCAGCGTTAGGCCTGGGTCGAACTTGCGCACTCGGCCCGGCATGCCGTCACCAGCACCGACGTCCACTGTGTAGTAGTGCTCGCCCACGCGGACCAGCGCCGATGCATAGACGCCGGCATAAGCGAGATCCTCTCGATCAAACGTCACCGGGTCCATACGGACGATCCGGCTGTTCCCAGCCGGCGCGCCGCCGGTCCCATAAACCGACGTTTCGAGGGCCATCAACGCACCTCCGTCCACCCGGGCCTCATGGACAAACTGCCCAATCGGTCCGGCCAGCACGCCCTCGGAGCGGAAGTCAGAAGACCCAGTGAGCAGCAGTTGCGGTTCCGCCGTTTGCACCACCGTCACCGCTCCACCGGCGGCCTCGATCTCCACCTCGTACCGCTCCTGCGCCTCACCCAGCGGCACGTTGCCCGCGAGCCAGTTCGCGACCATGCGCGTGCGTCGGTCCCACTGCAGCATGAGCCCCGCTTCTGTCGGCACGATGCGCAGGCTCGCAGGCGCGTAGGGCTTTAGCGACTCCCAGTCTGGCGCCAGTGGCACCGTGGTGGCAGAGTCCGCTTTGGCGCCCAGCGTGATGCCCTCGAAGTCTTGCTCCTCTCCACGCTGCGCGGCGTTGCCGATCCAGCGCTGCATGCCGTCGCCTGTCAGCAGCACGAACCTATCGCCCAACTGGTGGTTTCCCATGGCGTGCTCGGTGCCCAGGCGCCCACGCACGAGTCCAGAGACGCGGTAGGTGTTTGCAGACAGCAGCGCTGCGGAGCGGAACTGCACAATCTCCCACCGCCCGTGCGCACCGATCGCCGCGTGATTGACGATGCCGCTCGTGAGCGCGTCGTGCGTGGTGGATGCCAGCTGGTCGCCCGGGTTGAGCACCACCGTGATCGTGTGTTGCTCATCGATGAGGCCGCCCTGCCATCCCCCCAGAACCTCCTGCACGAAGCCCATGGCAGCGCCGCTCGCCATGGTCCCTACATCCACGCCAGAGACGCGCAGCAGGTAGCCCGGCCACGCGCCGCGCTTGCCGTCCCCTGCTGTGTACACGCCCGGGTTGTCGTCGGCGTCGCGCAGCATCGGGATGTCGAGCACCGCGAGATCCGTCTCGCCCAGTGGCTGCACCGTCCAGTCGTCGTCGTAATCTGTGCTGGTTTCTCCCTGCAGTTGCAGCACGCCCGCATCGTCGGCCACCAGGTCCAGCGACCGCACGCCGTCCGCGTCCGCGATCTTGACGATCCGGGCCCGGTGCTCGATCCCCGACGAGTCGCTGAGCGCTACCACATCGGTGGGTTCCAGGCGCGCGTAGCGCAGGTCCAAGCCTGCCGAATAGGTGCGCGCCGCCACGGTCTGGTCCAGGACCGCCGTGTCGGCAATCGCCTTGGCCATCGATGGCGTCAGGCCCATCCCCAACTGCAGGTTGCTCACCGTGGTGCTGTCGGTCGTGAGACGGTCGCTCAACTCATTGCCCTGCTGGTATGCATTGGCCAAGTTGAGGTACGTGACGTTGACACGGGCCGGAACCTCCAGGTCGTTGCCCTCCTGCACCGTCAGGAGCGCATCCGCCCCCATGTCCGAATACGGAACGGCGGCGACGGCCGGCGCGCCTCGGCGGCGGAAGTACAGCTTGTCGCTCTCCACGCACTCGAAGTAGTAGGCCGCCGCCAGCTGTTCCAGCACGGCACGCGCGCTGGTGGGCTGCACCGCCATGGCGTGGACCTCCTGGTCCTCCAGCTGCGTGACATCGATGTCGGAAGCAGGCACGCCGCAGCGCTGACAGAGATCGGACACCACCTCATCGAGCGGCACCGGGTAAAGCCGCACACGCGAGCCGCCCATGCCGAGCAAGCCCTGCACGTCGTAGCAGGTCAGCCCGGAGACGCTCTGGTCGGGGAACGGTTGCCCCTGGATTCCCACGGTAATCGAGTTGAGCGAGGGCGCATAAACGGTGCCCGAGAACACCTCGTCTTCGCCAAGGAAGAACTGCACCGAGCCGCTTGCAGTGGCTCCGATCACGATCCGGTACGGCACATCCGCACCGACGGGGGAACCCAGAATCGCGCTCTGACCGGTCGCGTTGGCTTGCACCGACGTGACCAGCAGAGGCTCTCCATCCTTGATGGTGATCCCCCACCAGGCCGCGACCCCGAAGCCATAGATGCCGAAGAACAGCTCCTGGTCCGGATATCGCGACAACCCCTCGGCGCGCACGCTGTCGATGCTGATGCGCGCCTGCAGCTCGAACACTGAGCCCGCCACGATGGGGGCGATCTTTTCTCCCGTCCACCTGATCCTGGCCGCCGATGGGCTGTCATTTACGGGGTAGCTGTTCCGAAAAACAGCCGCCCCGCCCGAGAAAGTGACGAGGCCTGGGCTGGCGACATCGGACGAGAGCGGATTGGGCTCCACGTCGCGCGCGTCGCCGTCATCGAAAGGTGCGTGGAAGAAACGCTCCTGCTCCTGAGCGTCCGCCCGCTGGCCGACCTCGAAGGTGAGATTGGGCAACTGCCCCGAGCTGCCCAGGCTCACACCCTCGAGCATCAGCGTGCCGCGGCCGATGTACGCGGGCGCGTTGCCCGCGCCCACGGCGGCCTCGTAGGTTGGATCTGGCAACTGGCCAGGGGCGCCAGTGTGCAGCCGCAGCGCGCGCCAAGTCGGCGTGTCTTCGCTCGCTTCGATTGTCTCGTCATCGCTCTCGTGCGCCATGGACCAGACCAGTTTGCCGTTGCTCCAGATCCGGCGCACGCCTTCGATCTCGTTGTCGCTGAGCAGGTACAGCAGGTCGATCTCGTACGTGTAGCTGGTGTATTCCGGCCCTCCGCCCTTGCCTTGCGTCTCCGTGCTCGCGATCTCGCGCTTTTCGCTACACCAGATCACGGTGCCGGAGATGCGCGGATGGGCATAGACGACCGGAATCGGCGCTCCGTACTCGCTCGCCGTCACCTTGAGATCCGTCAGCCGCGGTCCCTCGACCTTCTGCGGGTTGAGCATGCCGCCCACGGCGCCGCCGATGGCCCAGCCGACGGACGCCCCCATGGGCCCACCGATCAATCCGCCAACGACAGCACCCACGGTGCCCAGGACCAGCTGCGCCATTGATCATTCCTCCACGTTGGGCAGCGCATAGGCCGCCACGTACCGCATGTTGTTGTCCAAGAGCAATCGCGTTTCCACGACTCCGCGCCCGGCCAGGGCGTGCACGATCGACAGCCCGCCATGCAGGTAATCGCCGACGATCCCAATGTGCTGCGGGTGCTGGCCGAATCGGACCACCACGCAGTGGCCCGGGCCCATCTCCAAGCGCGGCACGCGCGCCATGTACTCGTCCGCCCACGACAGGAAGCTCCAGCCGTCCGGCCGCCGCGCGTAGCCGGCCACGTCCATGTCTGGGGCCACCAGGCCCAGCTCGCGCGCCACCCCCACCACCAGCCCGGCGCAATCCACGCCCACGCCCTTGAGGCGGGCCTGATGGTGGTATGGCGTTCCGATCCAGGCCCGGGCCGCAGCGACCACATCCGCGCGCCCCGTCATGAGCTGCCCCCAGGCGTCGGGTAGGCCGTCAGGGCATCGATGCCCGGAATGTGCGGCTCGCCGCCGAAGCGCAGGATGTTGCTGTGCGTGTCCCGGCAGTCCTGCAGGCGCTTTCGGCAGCCGGCCACGGCCACCACGGCATCGCCCACCTCCGCATCGAACGGCAGCGGCGTGCCCAGCGTCATGACGCCCCCGGCGAAGCTACGGATCTTGCGCTGGACGCCCGCGTTCGCGCCAGAGGTGAAGCGCAGCACACCCTCGGTGTAGTAGTCGTCCGCAGCGACCAGGCTGGACACCGTGTAGCGGTCGGGCGAGGCCGTGACCGTGCCGGCATGCGTCAGCGGGCCCAGGTCCACGCCGCAGCGCTCGTCGCCGAGCCGGTAGCGACAGGTCTGCGTGGTGTAGCTTCCCACCTGCTGCTGCAGGGCCTGGCGCAGACTGCGCAGCTCCACAGACACCACCTCGGCGCGAAGCTTCGACTCCCCCACCCAGCCGCGTTTGAGCACGTTCTTCCCGTCACCGATCGAAGCCCAGTTGTAGGCAAAGAGTTCGAAGCGCGCCCCCTGCCACAGGCCGGCCAGGAAGCTCTCGCGCGTCAGCATCTCCGGGTCCGGGAACACCGTCAGCTCGAGGTTGTCCACGGCCATGCCGGCGGTGGACGCCAGGGACGAGATCTCCAGGCCCGGGGCGGCCAGGTAGCGTACGCCGCCGATGACCGCATCGTGGTCGGCCGATGTGAACGCGAACACCTCCCCATCCTTGCGCTCAATGCGCAGGGCGTGGGCCAGCGTGGTGCTACCGCTCGCATAGTGGGCCGCCAGGGCCGCAGGAAGGACTTTCATGTTCGGATCTCCCTCAGCCTGAGCGACGCCCACGACAGGAAGAATTCGCCGCCGGCGCCGCGGCGGTTGACCACCTCGACGTCCATCAGGTCTTCCGCGAACTCCACGGGCACGTCGAACTCGCCCGTCCACGCCGTGGGCGCGCCGCCGGACACAATGCCCGTCGTCTCGTCCACCTCGCCGCCGCCCACCAGCACCACGGTGCCAGGCACAGGCTTGGACACGGGCCGCAGGAAGGTGCGCGAGCCGTAGGTGTAGGCCCGGGCCAGCTGCTTGGCGCCATCGGCGCGCGTGAGGATCGCCCCGGTGCCGGCGGCCGCGCTCGCGCGGTAGTCGGCCCAGTCGCGGAAGCGGAACCCATCGAATGCCCCGAAGACGTTGTAGAAGAACGCGCGCACGGCCTCAAAGTCGGATTCCGTCTTGATCGCATCCGACGCCTGCCACTCGTGCAGCGGGTACAGCCAGTTGCGCTGCTTGGCCGCGTACCCGCTCTGGGCCACGGCGCGGGACGTGCTGAAACGCGGCCCACCCGTGACGCCGAAGCGGATGCGCTCCGGAAATCGCTCTTCGAAAAAGCTCATGCCGTACCTCGTGCGACTGCGCGCATGGTGGCCGCGTAGGCCTTCGATGCGATCTGCTGCTGGGTCTCAAGCGACACCTGCCCCGAGACGTGGAACGTGTTGTGCACGGTCGCGCCGCGCCCGGCGTTGGGCACGATGCGGCCACCACGCCCGCCGGTCATCAGGTAGGTCTTGCCCTGGCGCTCGAAGAGCTCGGGGCCCTGCTCATTGACCTCGTACATGCGGCCCGGCGACACCGCACCGCCGACCGCGCGGCCGCCGCCGAAGATGGAAGCCAGAAAGCCGCCTACCCCGCCACCAGGACCGCCGCCGAACACGCTGCCGAAGATCTCCGTGGCGAGCTGCTGGGCGACGATGCGCGAGATCTGCTGCACCACCGAATCCGCGAAGCTCTGGAAGGCCTCCTTCGCGCTTTTCGTACCGCTGATGAAGTCGCCGAACGCGTCGCTGAACGAGCCGCTGAATATGCTGTCGAACTTCTGCGCCACCAGGTCGGACTCAGCGCGCAGCCGCTCGAGCGCGGCCCGTGCTTGCTCCGCCTGCAGGATGAGCCTCGGGTTCTCGCTCGCGCGAGCGATGGCCTCCAGCGCCGCCACCTGGGCTTCCTGCTGAGCCACGGCCGCCTTCCGCGCCTCGGTCAGCTGCTGCAGAGCCGCCAGCTCGCCCAGTGCCCCCAGGCCGCGCGCGGTGTTGATGCGCTCTTCCTGGATCTGCAGCCGGGCGACGATCTCCGAGTTCTCGGTTTGCCGCTGGTTGTAGTCGGCCTGCGCCACCGTCAGTTGCCGCAACCGCTCGAGCTGGTCCAGACCCGCCGTGTCGCCCTGCGCCGTGAGGCGCTTGCGCAGGTCCTGGTTCTGGACATCGAAGCGGATGCGCGCCGCGTCGCCGCTCAGGCCCAGCAGCTCCAGGATCGAGGCGTTCACGCCACGCACGGAGTTCTCCAGGTCGCGGTAGGCCTTTGTTTCCTGGAACGTCAACGTCACGGCCTCGGTCGCCGCGTCGCGCTGCAGCTTGACCTTCTTCTCGAGCAGGTCGTTGATCTTCCCCTGGGCCGCTTCTCGGTCCGTGGCCTTCGCGGCCGTGGCCTGGTATGCCTGCAGCTTGGCGATCTCCTGGTCGATCAGCGCGGTCTGGTTGCGCAGCGATTCCTCTGCGGCGGCACGACGTGAACCGTAGTAGTCCGAGAACGAGATCAGGTTCTCGCCGTTCACCAGATCCAGCATCTTGTTGCGGTCGCGGAGCAGTTCCTCCTCCGCCTTCTGGGCGTTCTGGATGAGCTTCAGCTCGTTGTCCAGCTGCTTTTTCAGCGGGTCGTCGCCCGCGGCGGCAGACTTCGGCCTGATCGCCAGCCCCCGGACATCGATCGCCGGTTTGTCCGGCCCGGCCTCCGCCGCCTTGGGAGGCGCGGCGAGCCGCTGGCGGACTCGATCGGCAATACCCGGCCCGTTGAGCCCGCCGAGCATGCGCAGGTTATCCGCCCTCATCATCTCCATGATTCGGCTGGCCTGGTCAAATTCGCCTTTGGCAACTGCAGCAGCTGCAGCCCCGAGTCCGCCCAGGCTGTTGCCCAGTACGCGGATGCGGGTGGCGACGCTCACCGCCACGTCCGCGACTTCGCCCAGCAACACCGCGGCGCTTCCGGCCCAGTCACGGATCGCGGTGTTGTCTCGAAGGTTCTTCGTGCCCTTGTCCAGCCCCAGGAACTCCTTCACGGCGTCCGTGACGGCTCCTGTCAGGGCCTCCACCGCGGGGATGCTCTCCGCAGCAACCACCCGAGTCATGGCGGCCAACTCGCTCTTCTGGCGGGCGATCTTCTTGCTGTACTCGTCGGCGGCGGCGATCTGATCTTCGGTGAGCAGAAGTTGCTGCTGGCCTTGCTCCGCCGCATCTTTGAAGTACGGCAACAGCTCTGCGCCGGCCTTTCCGTAGAGCGCGGTGGCCACTGCGCTCTTCTCCGCGCCATCCCGGTACTTGTCCAGAGCGCCCGCCACGGCTTGGAACTGGGCCACGGGGTCCAGTTGCTTGAATTCCTTCGCGCTGAGGCCGATGGCCGCGAGAGCGGCCGCGGCGCCCTTGGCCTCGTCGTCGCTCTTGGTGAGCGCCGAAGTCAGACGCACGGAGGCAGACTCCAGAGTCTTGAGCGAGGTGCCCGACAGGTCCGCCGCCAGCTGCAGCCTCGTCACCTCCGCGGCCGTCGTGCCGATCTTGTCGGCCATGTCCTGGTACGCGGCGATGTCTTCGGCCTGCTTGTTGAGGAACGCGATGGCGCCGGCGCCGGCGGCCGTCAGCGCGCCGAAGCTCGCGGCGGCGGCCGTGACGCCGGTCTTGATGGACGTGCCGATTGTCTCGCCCAGGCGGCGCGCCTGCGCGTGTGCCTTGTCGAGGCCGGCCGTGAATTCCGCGGCGTCGAGCCCCAGGAACACCGTCAGATTGCCCAGTCCACCAGCTGCCATATCACCCCCTCGCCCGGCCCTGCCCGAGCTTGCGCAGCCCGGCACCGGTCATGCTTGCGACGGCCTCGGCCGCCTCGTCCAATCGCAGGCGCTCCTCGGCCTTGGGGTCGAAGAGGTCCATGTCCTGCAGCGTGTGCTTGTTGCCGTTGACCTGGGCCAGCAGCGATGTGAGCTGGGCCAGCATCAGTTCCAGCCGGCGCGGCCAGAGCGGTTTGCCGCGGGCGTGCCAGAGCTGGAACTCGGCCTCCGGCATCTGGCCGATCACCCAGAGCGGCACGCCCAGGGCCTCGGCCAGGTCCAGCTGTGCCGCTACGCGCGGCTCGAGCCGTTTCCCTCGCCACCCGCGGCCGGCGTCTTCGTGCCCTCGGCGCGCAGCAGGATGCCGCTCAGCTCCGACCACGGCAGAGTCGCGATCGATGCGACGTCCGCCTCGTTGTCGGGGTCGAATAGGAGCGCGCCGGCCTCGTCGCAGAGCACGCGGGCCACGCCGCGCGCCAGCCGCATCTTGTCGTCCGGCTTGGACTTGGCCTCGTCCACGTCCGCACAGGTGAGGATGCGCACCCACACGCGGCCCCAGGAAGGCGTGTCGACCGGAACGGGCTTCGGGTTGGCACTCGCGAGGATGCGCGCGCGCAGCTCGGCGGCCGTGCTCATGCGGCCTCCAGCACGAAGATTTCGCCGGTGAGGCGGATGGTGGCGGAGCCAGTCCAGAGAGCCCCGTTGGCGCCCTGGAAACTGGTCTGCTGCACAGTGCCGATCAGCACGATGGTGCCGCCGTCCTTGGGCATGGTGATGCGGATGGCGATCTGCTCGCCCGACAGTTTCGCGGCGCGCATCGCGGCCTGCAGGTCCGTGTTGGGCGCGTAGTTGTAGTCGAGGGTCATCGTGCCGCTGTCGCCCAGCCCCTGCTCGAATTCCTTGGCGGTAGAGCAGATGGTGGTGGCGTCCAGCTCGTCGGCCGTGCCGTCCTGCTGGTTGACGCCCGTGAGCTCGCAGAAATTGCTGTACGTCAGCGGGGCGAGCGTGCCGCCGCTGACATAGGCGTTGTAGCCGGTGGCGTTGATGTTGGCGGCCTCGAAATCGTCCGTGGTCGGGTTGTCCACCACCACCAGCTGGTCGTTGATCTCGGCCATGCCGACCACCTCCGCCACGCGCGCCACCGCGCCGAGCGTGAGCCCGTGCGCAGCCGCGGTGATCTCGGCCGGGTTGGCCTTGGTGATTCCGGTGATGATCTTGGTGGGCGCCGTGCCGGTGGAGACCTGCACCATGGAGCCGTTGAATTTGTACCGCTTGCCTGCACTCATGGCGTGGCCCTTTCTGACGTTGGAAAAACGAAGGGCCGCACATCGGCGGCCCTGGTGGGAACGGGATGCGCTGTCACTGGTACACGAGGTAGTCCAGCGAGCAGCGCAGGGTCTTGGTCTCGGCGTCGAACTCGTCGCGTTGGGCGGCCCAGACGAACGTCGCGCCGAGGGTCTGCATGGCGGCCAGCACCTGGGCGCGCAGCGCCTGAAAGGCAGCCTCGCCCTTGCCGTACGCGTCCGCCAGGTCGATCTGCACCCGGTAATCGGCGTCGGCGTCGCCGCCGTCTCCGCAGATCGTGGAGCCGGGGTCCGCCGAGGCGAACACGAACCGGATGGCCGGCCACGGCGGCAGGCCGCCGTCCGGCTGCATGAAGGTCCGCTGGTAGCACCGCTGCGACACCAGCGGCCCCAGCACGCGCACGATGTCCTGCGAGACGCTGAGCTGTGTCATTTGCCTTCCTTCTGCGCTTTCTCGATGCGCGCGCGCAGCCGCTCCACGATCGCCTGCAGCGCCTGGCCCTTGCCTTCGTCGAAGGCTGGTCGCATGAACGGCTGCGGCTGCATCTTCACCGTGCCGAATTCCTGCAGCTGGCCGATGCGGTTGGCGTAGCCGTGCTTGCGCTTGCCGCGCACCGCCACGACGTGCTCGCTGGTGAGCGTGCGCTGCGACTTCGGCACCTGCTTGGCGACGATCTGCTTGGGCAGGTTGCCGCGCGCCACTGGCTGGCCCTCCACCACGTAGTCCTCGGGCGCGATCGGTGCTTTCCGCTTCGCAAGGTCACGGATCACCCGGGCCCCGGCGCCGGTGGCGGCCACGGCTACTTTCTTGGCCATGTCCTCGCCCAGGGCGCGCATGGCCTCTCCGAGCTGGCGCAAGCCCTCTACACGCACGGTTGTCTTAGCCATCGTTCAGCCCCGTGTTGCACATGATCTCAATCTCCCGGTGGCGAGAGCGCAGATCAGCAGGCGGCCGGACGATGTTGTAGGGCTTGCCGTCCACCATGAGCCGGTCCTTGGCGGTGATGGCGGCCACGGCCTCGGTCCACCGCGTTGTCACCCGCGCATCCATGTCTGCGAGCAGTTGGTTCGCGCGCATCGCCTCTCGCCCGCCGATGGGCTCCACACAGGCCCAGAACTGCGTGAGCGTCACCCACTGCGAGACCATGCCGCCCGCTCCGTCCGGCACCTGCTGGAGACGCTGGGCGGTCACCCGGTCGCGGTACTTGCCTGTCGCCATGTCACACCCCCAGGTTCACGCGGTAGGGCCACAACAGGTGCTGAGCCCCGATCGGCAGCTGGGTCACGCTGACGCCGCGGGCGACGTCCTCACGGTTTTCGTCCAGGTGCCCCAGCGTCAGGAGGATCGCGGCTTTGATACTCGGCTTGATGACCATCCCCTGCCCGATGCGCCGCGCGTTCGCCAGGGCCACCTCGTAGTCGGCGCGGGCCTGGGCGCACATCCACTCGCGGGTGGCCAGGTCCTCCACCTGCTGGGCGGCTGCGATGGCTGCATCGCGCTCGCCAGCGGCGAGGACCAGCGCTGCCGGCACGGCCGCCTTCGCAGTCACCAACTCGTCACGCGTCGCGAAGACCGATCGCCCCAGGAACTGCTCGGCGCTATCGATCGCGGCGTCCAGGTACGGCTGGATCTGCTCCTCGGGATAGTCGGCCTCGACACGCAGGTGCGCGCGGGCCTCGTCCAGCGTGACGAGGGGCATCACGCCCCCTTCGCCTGCGGCCGAGCAGCCTTGTTGGCAGGGTCCGGCGCCTTCTTGTTGGATGGCTCCGGCGCCTTCTTCGTGTCCGGCGCCGCGCCGCCCACACGCTCGGCGAGCCCCGCGGCGATGAACTCGCGCGCCTTCGTTTCCTCCATGTCCACCAGGGAGCCGCCGGGCGTGGGAAAGATGTCTGCGTCCCCCACGAGGACGCTGCGGATGAGCTTCACTTCCATGTCGTTCTCCTTGCGGGCGCCGGCCCACGTCGAAGCGAGCACCGGCGCCCAGGTCGATCAGTCCACTTCGCCGAAGTCGCCGTAGACGAACGCGGCCGGACGCTTCACCGCCAGAGCGAGCCGTTCTTCAGCGCGCATCGTGGCCAGGTTCTTTTCGAAGTCGTCCGCGTTCTCGGTCGAGATCAGAACCTCGACGCCCATGCGGTCGTACAGCGTGGCGCCGAGCTGGAAGTTGCCCACCAGGAACTTGTCGATCTCCATGGCAGGGGTATCCACCACCGGCAGCCCCCACAGGCGGTTCTCCACGGTGCCCTGCGGGCTCGCGAAGAGGTAGGCGCCTTCGGTGGTCTTCGTCAGCTCGATGCCGGCCCAGTCGGCCATGCTCAGCACGATGCCGGTGGCCGGGTAGAACGCCATGGCGCCCTGCAGCATGGCGAGGCGGATCATGTCGATCTTGGTCGGGTTGGCGATGGTGATGGGCGCCACGTAGGCGGTGGCCTGCGTCACGATGCCGTTCAGGTTCTGGCCGGTGCCGTTTCCGTTCAGGATCTGAGCTTCTTCCACCAGGCCGAGGCCATAGCGCATTTCGGAATCCACCTCGGCAGCAAGCCGCGGCGCGTCGTCCATGGCTTGGCGCGTGAGCTTGGCCAGGTGGGAGATGGTGCGCACGGACGCCGTGGCGCTGCCCCACACGTAGTCGCTGTAGGGCTTGGCGCTGCCTTCGGCCACCGGCGCGGCGTTGTTCGTGCGGGAGGTCTGCTTGGGGTAGTCCACCGAGCTGGTGCTGATAGGCACCACGGGCAGCAGGTCACGGATGGTGAAACGACGCTTGGGCAGACCCACAGGTTCCGTCTCGTAGAGCGGGCGGATCAGGCCGCCAGCGTTCGCCGAAGTCACGGCCTTGAGGTCCAGCTTCATGGAGCCCTGCTTGCCGTTCTCGATGAAGCGCTTGAAGGTATCGGAGCCGACCAGCTGCTCGCCGTAGGACTTCTCGCGCTCGGGCTCGTTGCTCTTGCGCTCGGAGGCCTTCTTCTCCAGGTCGCGGAACTCGGCCTGCAACTCGTTGTGCTTGATCAGCAGCTCGTCGACCGTTTCCTTGGTCTTGGCGGACAGCTCGCCGGACTTCTTGGCCTCGGCCAGCGCAGCCTCGCCCTTTTCCTTCACCTGGTCCTGAATCTTGTCCAGGGCCTGCTTCACTTCGGCGAGGGTGACTTCGCGGGTCTCGCCCAGGAAGCCCAGGCCGGCGAGCCCAAGAGCGACGTTGGGGTGCGCGGCGATCAGCGCCTGAACGTCGAGCAGGCCGGTGGCCTGGGCGGCGATGGCAAGGACGGCCAGAGCGCAGACGCCCAGCGCGAAGAGAGAGCGATTGCGGATTTGCATGGAAAACCTTTCGTGCAATGCAAAAGGGCCGCACGAGGCGGCCCGGGGTGGGTTGAGACAGGGTTACTGGAGGCTGAAGGACTTCAGCGCGGCCAGGACATCGCTGGGGGGATTGCCCTCGGCCTCGCACCGATCGAGCAGCGTGCGCAAGCCCTTGCCAGCGATAGCCTTGGCTTGCGTTTTCGAGAACCCTGCCTCGCACAGGAAGTCCTCAAACTCGGGAAGGCTGGGCATGCGGCCCGCCTTCAGGATGTGGTCCATCGACTTGACGACCTCGACCCGGGCCTCGTCGTTGGCGGGGAAGGTGACGATGCTGGTCTCCTGCAGGTCCACCTCGGTGAGCGTGCGCACCCGGTCCTTTTCGTTCCAGCTGTCGGCGATCACGAAGTAACCGATGGACAGGCCCGTGACGGCGCCGGCCTTCATGAGCGCGTGCGCCTCCTTGGCGCGCACCACGTCGTCCACCAGCAGCCGGCCCTCCATGTAGAGGCCCTGCGAGTCTTCCTTCACCGTCTCGTAGACGCCCAGCGGCTCGCCGCTGCGGTGCTGCCACAGGACCGGCAACTTCCGTTTGCGGGCGGCGCGCGCTGCGATGCTCTTGCCGAAAGCCCCTGCGGCGACGACCTCGCCGTAGCTGTCCCTCACCCCGAACACCGAGCCGTATCCCGAAAAAAAGCCGTCCTTCTCGACGGCCTTGATCTCGAACTCGAAGTCGCGGACCTTCATGCCCGCGGCCGTGGATTTGCGCATCATGTCGTCGCCCTTTCCTGCTGCAGCCAGGTCAGGAGCGCACTGCGCGCCTGCCCGGCATCGTTGGTCTTGCCCAGGTCCTTTAGGGCGATCATGTTGGACTGCACCGTGAGGATGTCGCCACCCTCGACCGGCTCCAGGTTCTCCAGCCGGCGCACTTCGTTGCGCGTCATCCAGCCGTTTTGCAGGGCGGTGGTGTAGAACGCCGAGCGGGCCGCCGAGTCGCCGCGGAGCAACCCCTCCAGCGAGTATTCCGCGAAGTATCGCGTGCGCTCGGCCGGCGTGAGCAGTGCCCGGCGGATCTCCATTTCGATGCCCAGAATGATCGATCGCAGCACGTAGCGCAGGAAGAGAGCCCCCTGCGCTTCGGTGCTGGTCGGCCAGCTCGACTGCTTGTCGCCGTGCCCGATCATCACGGGCGGCACCCGGAACCAGCGGCAGATCGTCTCCACGTTGAAAGACCGGCTCGCGAGCAACTGAGCATCGGCCGGGCTGAACTTCAGGGACTGGAAGCCCGCCCCCTTCTCCAGCACGTACACCCCGCCTTGCGCGGATACCGTCTTGACGTGGTTGCGCACGTCCTCGCGCTGCTCCTTGCCGAGCACCGCGTCCATCGTGACGATGCCGGTGGCGCGCGTGGTGTCGCGGAACGTCTCGTCGGCGGCCTTGTCGGTCGCCATCGCGCTGCCGATCGAGTTGTAGCCGTACTGGATGGCCGAGATCCCCACCTCGCCGTCCATGGCGAAGGCCCGAATGTGCAGCACGTCGGCCGGCGATAGCTGGCGCAGTACGCCGGACGTGTCCGGATAGTGGTACTCCAGCACGCCCTCGCGGCTGCGCCGCAGCACCATCCGGTCGGGCTTCAGCAGCTCAAGGGCCACGATCCGCCCGCCGATGCGTCGGATGTCCGCGTACGCATTGCCCCAGAGTAGCATCGCGCCCACCACCGCTTGCCAGAAGCTGACGGCCGACATGCGGCTGTTCGGCTCGTTGTGCAGGATGTCGTAGAGGCGGTGCCCCACGGCTGTCCCCCGGCTTCCGTCCGCCTTCCGCTCATAGAGCCCCAGCGGCAGCGTGGCCACCGCCTCGGCGATGAGCTTCACGCACGACCACACGGTGTCGTTCGTCAGCGCGTTGTCCTGGTTCACACGCATGCCCGACCACGACCGGCGGGCCCAGTTCCAGCGATCGAGAAAGCCGCTCTCGGCCGTGCCGATGGACTTTCGCTCCATGCCCAGCGCGAGGGCCTTGGTCCATGCAGTCTCACACATCGGTCGGCTCCTTCAGCGCGCGCAACGCGCCGCGCAGGATCACGGCGCCCGCGAGCGCGAGCGGCGCGGCAGCGGCGAGCGTGGCCCAGCCCGCGCCGGCCAGCTGGTAGACGCCGGCAACCAGCAGCGCCGCAGCGATCACCAGCAGCGCGGCAGCGGTAGAGAGTGGAGTGGGCGTCATACGATGATGGGGTTCTTGAGGAAGTCGTCCAGCGAGTTCTGACCGGCGGCCACGAGGCAGCGCCCGACGGCCATGATGGAAGCCACCGCGCCGTCGATCTTGTTGTCGTTGCCCTGCTTGATGGGCCGCACCACGTCGTCGTTGCCGGGCAGGAATCGCCCGATCACGTTGCCGAAGCACCAGGTCATGATCGGGTGCCCGTCGTGGTGGAAGCGGCCCGACGCGATCGCAGCCTCGATTTCCTTCATCGGGTCGCTCATGTTCGTGTAGTTCTGGGTGATGGTCACCGGCGTGAGCCCCTCTTCGTCCAGGTGGTGCGCGAGGTTGGTCGCGCCGTGCGGGTCGATCGGGCTGCACTCCACCGGCGCCTGCCGGTTCGCTTCCTTCGCTTCGGCCAGGATCTCCCGGTAGTCGATCTCGGCGCCGGGCGTCTCGATCAGGTGCCCGGCATTCACCCACTTCTGCAGGCGCTCGGCCATGCGCTGGTTGTCCGAGTTGCGCACCGTATCCTCTGGCACCCAGAACCGCGGCGCCACGCTGTAGTAGTGCCGCCGGCCGTCGATGTCCCGGTAGAAAATGCGCGCCATGCTGTTTAGGTCCAGCTTGCGCGCCAGGTCAAACCCCAGAATGCAGCCCTGCCCGGCAAAGTCCTCCAGCGCGAGCGTCCTGTCCTCGCAGGCCCGCCAGTGCTCCATGTTGTAGTAGGCCGACTTCGCGGTCACCCACACGTTCAGGTGCTTCGTCTTGAACGTGTTGGTGAACCGCGCCGTCTTGATGGCCCGCTGCTGCTGGCTCTCCAGGTACTCCTGGTACACCGAGATTCCGATGTTCGGGTTCGCCTTGGCGAGCACTTTCGGGTCGGTCCAGTCGTCGCCCTGGTCGATCGTCCATATCCACCCGAACAGCTCCTCGTTCGGCACCGTGCCGTCGAGCATTTCGACCACCTCGCGGCGCTTGTCGTAGCACGGCCCCTCGATGTCCGCGCCGGCCGTGGTGATGATGAACATCAGCGGCTGCCGGCGAGCCCCCATGCCGGTCAGCATGGTCTCGTACTGCGCCGCGGTCGGGTGCTCGTGATACTCATCCACGATGCTGCAGGACGGGCTCGCGCCGTCGCCTGGGTTCCCAATCAGCGGCTCAAACCGGCTTCCGTCCTCGGGCATGGCGAGCGCCTGCGCATTCACCTCGATGCCTTTGTGCTCCACCAGCATCGGCGAGCGCTGCACCATGAGCCGGGCGGGCCGGAACACCTCCCACGCCTGCTTCTCGGTGGTGGCGCCGGCATACACCTCGGCGCCGAACTCGTCGTCCGCGACGAACATGCCGATGCCCACGCCCGCCGCGATCACGGATTTACCGTTCTTGCGCGGCACCTCCCAGTAGGACTCGCGAAAGCGCCGCAGGCCGTTCTTCTTGCGCACCCAGCCGAACGTGCAGGCCAAGCCGAACACCTGCCAGGGCTCCAGCGTCACCAGCTGGCGCTTGAACGCCCACTCGCCTTTCGTGTGCGGCAGCAGCTCGATGAGCTGGATCTTCTTCTCGGCCGCCGCGGCGTCGAACTTGAAGGGGTAGGACTTCGATTTGCTCGCCTCCAGATTGTCCAGGTGCCGCTGGCAGGCCTGCACCACGTACACGCTGGCGGGGATGCGCCCCTTCACCACGTCCCGGGCGAATTTCAGCGCGACGGCGACACGGGGGTAAGGGGTTGGCATAGCTATCTCGTGAGCAGCGCGGCGAACGGGTTCTCGCCGGACTTCTTCTTCGGACCCATGAGCCGCTGCCGGCTGGAAGGGTCCAGGCCCAGCAGCGAGCCGTAGGTGGCCATCTGCCGGGCGGACTCGTTCACCACCGTGGCAGCCGGGTTCTTGGTCGGGCCGCCTTGGGCGCCCGCAACCACCGGGCCATCCCGTGCCAGATCAGCCTGTGCCCGCCGGAAGTTTCCGTAGGCCGCGCAGTAAACCTCCAGGTTCTGGATGTCCGTCCCTTGCAGCACCTGCTGCGCGCAGAGCTGCGGTGCAAGCGTCAGCCACAGTTCGCGCCCTGGGCCTTCCAGCCACTCCGGAGGATCGACGTTCACCACGCGGCCGAAGTCCGGCGCCTGGTTGTTGAGCGCGCGCTTGCCCGGGTTACCGGTGGCGACCTTTCGCTCGGTCGGCTTGGGTCGGCGGCCGGAACGCCCTGCAACACCGGCCATCGCGCGGACTCCTAAATTTCATTTTTCGCGGGCGTAAAAATTTGACCAGGCGGTCGGTTTCCAAGGAAGACAACCGCAACTTTCTCCCCGCCCCTCCCCAGCTAAGACCGCCTGCGCTGCATGGCTCGTGCCGCCTCGCGCTGGGTCTTCTGCCTGTGGTGGTCCGCGCACAGCACCTGGATGTTCTCGGGGTCATCCGTGCCGCCTTCAGCCAGCGGCACGATGTGGTCCCGCTCGGTGGCCAGCGTCACCCGCCCTTCAGCCTGGCACATCACGCACAGCGGCTGCGCGCGGAACAGGGCCTCGCGCGCCTGCTGCAGTCGCCGGCCCGTCACGCGCTTCGGAGCATCGGGGCGCTTCGCCCACGCCTCCTTCGGGTGATCGTCGCATCTGCCGCTCGGGTTGCGGGTCAGCTTGCCGCAGCCGCGAAAGGTGCAGGGATGGTTGGGGCGGATGGGCATGGCCTTCCTGTGGTTCTGGGACATCCATCGGTCTACCCTCCCGGGCTGGCGCCTGCCGTCGCTGTCCAGCACCACAGCTTGCGGTGGAAACCCCCGCCTCGTCGGGCGGCCAGCGCTGGCTGCTGGAAGTCGGGTAGGTGGAAGGCGCCACCACCTGGGGCATGGCGTCCCTGGCGGCGATAGAGGCGTGGTGGATGCGCCCCGGTGGTGGCAACTTGGAGCACCCGAACGGGTGCGATGTGGTTGCGGTGGTCGGCTTCGAACCGACGACAGGCGGGGTATGAACCCGCTGCTCTACCTGGCTGAGCTACACCGCGGAAACGAAAAAGCCACCTCAAGGGTGGCTTGTGCTTGTCGGGCGCACCTGCGGCTGCCGTTGGGCAACCGCTGGAAGCGCTCACGACTCAGTGTCGCGGGAAATTGGCGCGATTGTGCCAGAACGTGTCAAGCCGCGCAAGCGATACGCCGTCATGAAGCTGCGCAGGCCCTCCAGCCGGTCGCGCTCCCAGGCAGCGGGCGCCACACCCAGCCGACGGCGCACGGCGTGGTGCGGCAGGCGCTGCGGGATGTAGTAGGCGTGCAGCACGCGCCGGTACTGCATGGGCACCACGACCAGGGCATGCTGTACGCGGAGCGCGTCGAAGTCAGCCATGAACGGCACCATCGGCTCGTCGCCGCGCGTGGGCGGCGGCACATACTGGCCTTCGGCGCTGGCGCACCGGCGCTTGACGTACCGGTCCTGGGCCCACCGGCCGTAGCGCTCCAGCAGCTCGTCGGCCTGGCGCTGCTCGGCATCCAGGCTGGCCGGCGCGGCGCGCTTGGGAGTCGGGGCTTTCGCCCTCTCGTGGATCTCAACGTACATGGGCGGCCCCTTCTGCTGGTTGTTGGATGCCCGCGGGCCAGAGCCCCAGGGCGATGATGCGGCGCTGCGTGTCAGCGATCCATGCCGGCTCGATCGCGCGGCGCGCGGCCTTGGGCAGCAAAGCCCCCTGATCGAAAAGGCTGTGGCAGCCGGGCGTGCCCGGGCGGTCGGAGCACAGGGGAAAGCTCTCCAGGTCGCAGACCTTGAGCCCCATGCCCTTGCCGGTGTTGGCGTGCGCGCACTGTGAGAGCCCCGGCATGCCGCAGGCCATGCACGGGAGAGCGGCGACCAGCCGGCGGTAGGCCTCGCTGCGCACGGGCGCGGCCTTGGGCACGGCCGGCGCCAGATCGCCGCACGGCATCACCACCGAGGCCCGGGGCCGCACCTCCGCCATGGCGCGCGCCGCGCGATCGGCAAGCCGCTGCTCCCGATCGAGCCCCGGCTCATTGGACCGCGCTGCCCGCCGGAATCCAGTCCGCCGCATCACCGGCCGCCCCCTGCCTGCTCCGCAGCCTTGATCCGCTCGAGATCTTTCCGGGCGCTCTCCACGACGCCCGGGCCGAGCTGGCGCTGGAAGCGGATGACGCAGCTGCGCAGGTACTTGCTCTGAGCAGGCGTCAGGGGCCTCCTTGCACCGTTTTGGGCGAGCCAGATCATCGAGTCGATGAACTTGAGGCAGCTGCACCGCGGCGGAAACTTGACGCGGGCGAGTGCGAAAGCGTAGGTCCGCTCGTCTTCTGTCATTGGCCACCACCTCTCAGATCCTTCGCCCGCCGGAATGGCCACGCCACCATGGCGGCGTCGCGCGCGTGCTCATTGCTCGGACCGGCCCAGCCGGTAGCCCGAGCGAAGGCGGACGCGTCCAGCTTGGCGCCCTTGTTGGCCGGGCTGATGCCGTGGGCTGGGATCCCCAGCTCACCGCAGATCTCCGTGATGAGCCGGCACCAGGCATCCACCTGGCCGACGTTGCGCGCCATCTTGGCGCTCGACGCGCCGCTGCGCCCACGCGTCCAGGTGTGCGACTGCAGGCGCGAGTCCTCGAACACCACCCGGGCCGGCTGCCGGCCGCGGATGATCCGCTCGATGTGATGCGGGGGCACCGTCTCCAGGTCCGTGAGCTCGCCGTCCACGTAGGTGGCCACGCCCGTGTGGACTCCAGGATCCATTCCAAGGATCAGCATGCAGCCGCCCTCCCGGGCATGAGCCCTGTGAACAAGCCTCCCACTTCGCGCCACGTCTCGCCGCGGCGCACCTGGCCGATCGTCGGCCGGCTGACCCCGTAGCGCTCAGCCAATACTGCCGCGTCTTCCTTGCTTGCACGGATGGCATGCACTTTGTCCCAGTCGAGCTTGCCGCGCTGCTGGTGGGCCCGGGCTATGCGCGCGCGCTGCAGCACGGTGATGTTGCGCCCCTTGGCCAGATCCTCGCGCCGACCGCGCACCATGTGCGTGTACTCGACGCACGCCTCGTGGCAGTCAGCCCGGCAGCGGATAGTCTGCTGGTAGCCCAGCGGGCCGCGCTTGATCTGCCACACCATGCGGCGCGTGGCGGTCGGATTCCCGTCCGGGCCGAACCGCACCATAGGGCCACGCTTTGGGTCCACATACCCAGTCCACACCATGCAGCCGTCCACCGGCTTGCACCGGCCTTCGATCAACTGCAGGCGCATCTCGTCGGTCAGCATCCAGTCTGCGGCCACGTAGTAGGCGAAGCCATCGAGGCGGATGAGCCTGATCTCGCCGACCTCGACCAGCCAGTCGATCACCGGGCGGAGCCTGGAGCGCACGCTGTGCGACTTCGATCCCGCCAGCTCGGCGAAGCTGACCGGGCCCTGCTTGATGCGCTCAAGCACCGTGGTGTTCTCGTGTTCGGCCATCAGCGGCCTCCTTTCTTCAACCAGCGTTCCCGGTCGGCTTGGATGTCTGCGGGCGCTGGCACATGCCTGGCGCACGCGTGCTGCGGCGGGAGAAAGGTCCAAGGCTTTCCGATCGAGCAGGCGGCCATACCGTGCCGAGCCATCTCCCGGTTCTGGCGTGGCGCCCAGTGGATGCAGGTCGCGCACGTCATGCAACGCTCCTCGGCGCCTCGATGGCCGCGGCGATCTGGTGCCCGAGCGATTGGATGGAGGTAAAGGTGATCGCCGTCTTGCCAGCGCCGCCGCCCTGGTAGACCAGCTTTGCGCGCGCGGGGTCGCCGATCAGCGCGGGCCGAGGCAGCTTGATCCCCGCCTTCTCGTACTCGCTGTCGGGGCTGCGATCCCCGGCCAGGCGCCGCGGATAGTCGAACTGCCCGCGCTCAGCGTAGGCCCGGTAGGACTGGGTGAACCGGTGCTGCAGCAGCCCCAGTTCCTTCAAGTCCGTACGGCACATCTTGGGCCACCCTCCCATGTCCTCGGCGGCCGCGTGGATCGCCGGGTCATCGAACACGACATCGGTGTATGCGCCCACCGCGGACATCGACTCCAGCACCTTGCCCCACGCCAGCGACGCACGGTCGGTGGTCGTGCCCTGCAGGATGCGCACCATGTCGGCCACCTTCGGCGCGTATTGGCCGTGCTCCGGATCGGTGGCGTGACGCTGCATGGCCCTGCTGAGCTGATGCAGGTCGAACGGCTTGCACGCGTTCCACCAGAGGTCGAGCACGAAGCGGCTGACGTCCTTCCCGTAGTAGGCCATCACGTCCGTGAGCATGTCGCGGAAGGTCGGAAATTCGCTCTGCCTCATCAGTCGCCTCCATTCGATTGGTCGCGCATCTCCGGCGGCACCCAGCCGGCTGCCGCTTCGCGGTTGCGCTGCTCCAGCGCCTCCTGCCTGTTCACGGGGCCGCCGCTTCGGCCCGGTGCGCCGGCGGCGGGGGCGTCGGGCTTGAACAGCCCCTGCCAACCGCCGATGGCGGCGTTCTCCAGAGCCGCGGCATGGTCGATGCCTTCGGCCCGCCACTTCGCCAGCTTGTCCACGGCCATCTGCTTCTGCTCGTTCGTCGCCTTTTTGCGCTTCGTGCAGGAGTGCCAGGCGTCCCAGTGCTTCCGGTCGATCCAATCCGGCAACTCGAAGGGGGGCGCGGTCACGCGCTTCTCTTTCGGTTCCTGATGGTTCAATTTATGGTTCATTGATGGTTTGGGTGCAGCATCTGCGGGGGTGGGGCGCAGCATCTGCGGGGGTGGGGGTGCATTTCCTGCACCCCGGGGTGCAGCTGCTGCGGGGTGCATTTCCTGCGGGGGTGCATATGCTGCGGGGGTCAGCTGGTACACAGTGGACGTGCCGCTGCGCTCGCTCGCGCGCAGCAGGTTCGCGGACGCAAGCCACCGGATCGCGCCCTGCACCGCGCGCTCCGACAAGCAGGTCCGCACGGAAATGGTTTTCACCGACGGCCAGCAGTAGCCGTCGTCGTTGGCCTGGTCGGCCAGGGAGACCAGCACAGCCTTCTGCGCGGGCGTCATCCCCTGCAGCGGCCATACCGCCGTCATGACGATGGTGCTCACGCCGCCTCCCACACCCGAGCGTTCGCGCGCATCAGGTCCTGGCCACCGACCTGCACCACCCGGGCCTTGCCCATGGCGCGCAGGTCCGGCAGCCTGCGGTCGATCTGGACCACGGTCAGCCCCGTGCGGGCCTCGAGCTCGTGGGCCGTTGCCGGGCCGGCCTTCAGTGCCAGCATGATCCGGGCGCAGTGACCGCCCGCGAAGTCGGGAGTGCGCTCTGCTGCGAGCACGCTTGAGAGAGGATCGTGCGCACGCACGAGGTGAGCGGTGGTCATGCCGGCGCCCTCCCTGCGGTGTCGGCCGCGTACTGAGCATTGAGCTCTACGACCACACCCTGCATCTCAGCCACCGCCTCACCCACCTCGCGCAGCACCTTGCGCCGATCGTTCTCGCTGATCGACCCGTCCGCCAGAGCCTTGGTGACAGCCGTGAACACGTCAGCGCATTCTTGGACGGCAGCGAAGGTCGCCGTGCGCAGGCAACGGCGCTCCGCGCTGGCATGAATGACCGGGAGCGCGAGCATCCCTGATCCGAAGGAAAAGACCGTGCCGAGCCCCTGAGCCCCGGCGCTGCCGGCCTCATGGCACATCGTGGCGATCTCCTCCGCATCGGCCAGGCCCATCTTGTGGCTGGTGCTGGAGCCGCTCAGCTCCTTGCGCAGCACCTCATCGGACTTGCCGAGGCGTGCGGCCAGGGCGGCACGGCCGCCGGGGTAGTTGGCGACCATGCGTCGCAGGGCATCGAGAGAGTTCATATGTCCGGGGCTCCGAGATATGGACGTGGACGACAGGGGTGGCGGCGGCGACGATGCGGGCATGGACGAAACGACCAGCCCCAGCACCTCATCCAGCCGTAGCAGCGCGCGCGGCGCGGTGATGGGCGCCCGCCTCTCCCGGGCAGTACGATGGAGTTCTCACACAACCATCGCCTGGGAGGGCGGACATGAGCATTTCTTTCTGGATGGACGACAAGCACATCAGCACCGCTCGAGCAGCGGGGGCCATGCCGGTACGCGACGAAATCCCGGTGTGCGGCCTGAACGTCGGGGACACGATCAGCTTCCCGGGCTATCGCGGGCTTGCGTTCCGGGTGGTGACCCGCCATTTCCGGTCGGCAGCGAACCCAGGGGACCCGGTCTGGCTGATCCAGCTGGAACCGGCGCAGCATCCAGCCGATCAATAGCCCGCACCGAGGTGCGGCTCATAGGGTCCATGCCGGATCGCCAGCGGCCAGTAGCCCCGCAGTCGCAAGCCCACCGGGTGAAGCCGTCGCTCGGGCGGTTCACCAGCACCACGCGCCGCGTGCCGCACTTCGGGCACATCGCGGGCGTTGGTGCGCGCCGCTCCGCCAACTCCGCGCGCAACGCTCGCACCTCGGTGAGCAACCGCTCAGAACGGCTACCGTTGCGGATCAGGGCCACCGCAAAGGATGCCTGCGCAAGGGAAAAGAGGACAGGCCAGAGTTCAGCCATGGCTTACATCCTCCTTAGTGGAGCCGACGGAGATTTCGCCGCGATCCACCGCGGCGAAGAAGTCCAGCAGCGGCTGGATGGTCTGCACGCGCGGGTTTTCCCGAGATCCGTAGACGAACTTTCGGATGAAGCTGAGAGCTACGCCACTACGCTCGGAGATCAATGCGAAGTTGGAGGGGCCGGCAGCGCGGAGGCGGCGCTTGAGGTGTTCAGAGATGGGTTCGCTGTGCATGGTCGTGCCGTATACCGAATTCGGTTCGACGATACCATACCGATTACGGTTCCGCAATGCGAACAATGCGCTGCATGAGCAAAAAGCCCGAAAACCATGCGCTCGCAGCCAACTACGCGCGCATCTCGGCTGGCCGCAGCATCGAGGCGATGCGGACAGCGATGAAGGACGTAGGCATCGACATTGGCGCCGGAACGTTGCATCGCATCTCTCTGGGCGACGAGGGAGTGCGCACGGAATCGCTCCGAAAGCTGGCTCAGTTTGCGGGGATTGAGCTCGACGAGTTGCTCCGAACCGCTGAAGAGGACGCAGAGTTCGTGGAGGTAGCGCGGGCAAACGTCCGCATCTCCAACGGCCGCGGGAAGCTTATTTTTGAAGAGGGCAGGATGTCGGCGCTCTCGTTCAGGCGCGACTACCTGCGCCACATTGGCGTCAGCCCCGTTCACGCGGTGATCGTGAACGCCGATGGACGCTCAAATGAGCCGGAGATCATTGACGGGTCTGTGTTACTGGCAAACCGCGCTCCTGGGCAATCGATCGTCAACGGTAAGTTTTATGCGTTTCGCTATGATGGAGAGCTGATGATCAAGAAGCTTTACCGTAGAGATGATGGAAAAGTGCTCGCGGTATCGGCCAATCCTGACAAGGATGAATATCCTGACAGAATTTACGGAACGGACGAGACAGCATTCGATCTCATCGGCAGGGTATTGTGGGCAGCTCACGAACTTTAGGATGCAAGATGCGCAATCTTTTTTCGAAAGCAGTTTTTGTTTTCCTATTCACGGCGACGCAGGCGATAGCTGCCATTCTCCCGCAAGACTCCTTGCTGTGTGAGGGAGATCAACAGCTAGCCGTACTGAAAAAAGCAGGTATAAATAATCTTGGTGGGGAGGCGCAGTTAAAAGAAGCATCACTTCATCTGCAGTTTAACGAACTGCGTGGTAAGAATGCAAAAGTGCTTTCTGATCTGGCGGTTAGTGAAGAGTTAATCCGTGGAAACCGCTTCGGAGGGTCAAGTTCCGCCAGGGCTGTTGATGCGAAATCAGGACTAGATAGCGCGAACGCCGAAGCGGACAATCTAAGAACAGTCATAAATACTTGTGCTGCATCTGGCCCTGAACAATTGCCAGTTGAAATAATAAAGCAGCTGCCGATCAGTGGCGCGACACAAGTGCGGGTGAAATTTAAAGGCGCAATCGCTGATCTGTGGACTAACTCTAGGATTATCTCTAATCCGTAGCGACTCAGGAAGAGCCGCTAATGGAACGCCCGCCTCGCGCGGGCTTTTCACGCCTGCACAGGCCCGGCGTCGTAGACCTCCACCGGGATGCGCCGCCCCTTCACCCAACGTGCATTCGCTCCTACACTAGCAATCCTAGAAGGGGGAACCATCTGATGAGGGACTGGTCAGTAAAATCACACAAGCCGCCCCGGCCGTTGCCGCCGCCGGCCCCGCCACCACCCCCCAGGAAGTAGCCATGGACGAGAAAGAACAGCACCAGATCTTGATCAACGAGATTCGCTATGCCCAGCGGATCACGCAGCGGACTGCGCGCCTTTACCGCCGTGTTGGCACGTTCCTGACGTTCGTCGGGATCCTGGGAGGCTCCGGCATGGTCGCCTCGCTTTCCTCTAGGTTGCCTGACTGGCTCGTCGTGGCAGGAGGCGCGCTGCTCGCCGTGGCTGGCGCTGCCGCACTCGCAATCCGCCCTCTTGAAAAGGCGATCGTGAACGAGCAGGATCTGAAGAAGTACACCGCTTTGGAAAGCCAGGCTGTGGCCATGGACCTGTCAGCGCTGAAGCTGGCCCTCAGCAAGGCCCGGGAGACCGACGTAGCCGAGATCGAGCTCCTGCGCGATGTCGCCTACAACGATGTGGTGGTTGAATCAGGCCGCCCTGACATGCGCGCCCCCCTGAACCTCCCTCAGAAGTTCATCGCCGCTCTCGCGTAGGCGTTCCATTTGACAGACCTAGGGCCCGCTCAGTGCGGGCTTTTTTACGCCTCCACGGCCCCACACCAGCGCCGTCCGTCGGATCGCCCGAACTTTCCGCGCTATGTTTTCTGTAGCGCCACACCGCCGTGCACCGGGGCGCAGCCCGCCAAGTCGGGTCGGATGACACACATGGAGCGCGTATCCAGACATTCCACATGCGGCATATGTCACTGTATATTTAAACAGTGTTTATGCATGTCTACCTGCTCAGAAGCAACGGTTTCAGGCGGCCGGCCCGGGAATTGCTCACGCGGCCGCCTGCACGCGGCTGGCTCCATTACAAGCAGGTGCCGCTGGACGACTATGGACCACGGTGGGAGGCCCACCTGCTGGATGCTCCGGCCGGCACCCCCCTGCTGCGCCCCCTCCACTGGGCCCGCCTCCGCCGCGTGGACGGCGTTATGCACCTGACTGGGCGGGAGGACTGCGGGCGAGGCAGCAAAAAGTCCACGCCCCTATGGCGCCCGCAGTCCTGGATGTGCGCGTTGGACCCAGCAGATGCAGAGCCCCTGCTGCAACGCATGCAAGAAGCAGCGGCCGCAGCTCCCTACAACCCACTCTTGGATGAGCGTGATGACCACATCGATCACCTGGACTGGTAATCCTCCAGATGGCCACCCAACCCTGCTCCACCTGCCACCGTGGTTCGGCGTGCCGGAGCAGGTGCTGCTGCCGCTGCCGGCCGAGGCCTATGAGGTCAGGGAGCGCCACCCCGATTGGTTCGAGGTGCGCGTCCGCGACACGGAGCAACTCGTGTACTCGGGGCTGGGGCCGGTCTCCGTGGCTGTGTCGCCAGCGCCGTTCTGAAGATTTCTCGCGATTCATACCGAATACGGTTGACGAAACATACCGATATCGGTACATTAATTCCCATCGCAGCCCCATCTGGCAAGCGATGGGCCACCGGATCGACGGGAGCCCCAGAGGCTCCTTAAAACAGCAAGAGGATGAACAGGTGGTCTTCCCGGCCGCCCTGCCCCTGATCCCGTGCGGCAGAAGCAAAAGCACACGCAGCGCACCCCTTTTGGAACGTGCGGCGACCCTCCGGCCCCGAAGCCGGAGGTGGGGAGATCACGGCACCCGATAGTGATCGGGCACGCGGCGCCAGGCCGAAGCAGGAGCCCGCCTCGCGGGGAGATGCCTGCATCGCATCCATATCGACAACCCCATTCAAGGAAAGCGCCCATGAGCGAGTTCAAGCAAGGCCAGAAGGTCACCGCCCGCACCCTGCGCGGCACCCGCCAAATCAAGGGCACCGTCGCCAGCGTCTCCAGCGGCCCGAACGGTGACTGGATCGAAGTGCAGCCGGAAGACAAGGACGAGAAGACCTTCAAGACCCGGCCGGCCTGCGTGAAGGCCGCCTGACTGCACCGCGCAGCGCCTGCCCACAGCGGGTGCTGCCCAGTGCGATCCGTCGCATCCCGTTTCAGCCGCGCGCCCCGTCTCCTCCCCCTCCCTCTCTTCTTGGGGCGCACCCATGCGGCTTTTTCTTCCCCTCCCTCCCCGGCCGGCAGCCGGCAATCGATCATCATGAGCCCCAAAGAAATCCAGGTCGGAAAAACCTATGTGAACCGCGGCCAGGGCCGCACGCGCCGCACGGTTATCGCCATCGGCCCGAAACATGTGCCGCGCTGCTGGCACGGCTGGACGAAGCCTCCAGCGGGCACGCCGGGTGTGCTCTTCGAGCAGAACGGCCGGCGCGAAAACCTCTACCTCTCCAGCTTCGCTGCCTGGGCCGGCAAGGAAGCCCCCAACGAGGGCTGACACACCATTTCCGGCGTCCTGCTCAGGGCCGCCTTTCTACCGCGCCGGGGATTTCTCCTCCTCCCTCTCCCCCGGCACGCTCCCTGGGGCAGCGGTCTTTCTACAACCCGGCCCCGCCCGGGGCCCCAGCCCCACGGAGCCTCGCATGCCTGACGATTTCGTGCTGCCCTACCGCGACCCTGCCGGGAAGCGTTTCGTGCTCATCGGACCCAGCTGCTACGGCCCCGTGCCCACCTTCCTGCGGTCGGTGGCCGATGTGCGCTGGCTGCTGCAGCAGTACCGGGCAGACGGGGTGCCACGCTGGCGTCACCGCCTGGCAGCGCCCGACGGCAGCGGCCTGACGCCGCCCACCACCTTCCCAGCCGGGTCGGGGGCTCTCCTCCCTCCCTCTCTCTTCCCCCTGCAGCCCTTCGATGGGCAACCGGCTTTTTCTCTTCCGCGCCCGCCACGCGGGCTTTCCTGGAGCCCGCATGGAATACACCCTGCACCGCGGGGACTGCCTCGCCGTCCTGCGCACCATGGCCGACGCTTCGGTCGATGCCATCGTGACCGATCCGCCCTACGGCCTGAGCTTCATGGGTAAGCGCTGGGACTACGACGTGCCCAGCACCGACATCTGGGCCGAGTGCCTGCGCGTGCTCAAGCCGGGCGGCCACTTGCTGGCCTTCGCCGGCACACGCACCCAGCACCGCATGGCCGTCAACATCGAGGATGCCGGGTTCGAGATCCGCGACATGATCGCGTGGGTCTACGGGTCGGGATTCCCGAAGTCGCTGGACGTGAGCAAGGCGATCGACAAGGCGCGCGACGATAGTGCGGACATCCTTCGGATAACCACTCTCATGGCTGACGCCGCCGAGCGAGCAGGCGTCACGCGCGCCCAGGTAGATACCGCAATGGGCACGACAGACATGGCGGGGTGGTGGCTGTCGCGTCTGCAACATCGGTGCCAGTGCCCGAAGTGGAGCCAATGGCTACGGCTGAAAGTGTTGCTGTCGTTGAGCGACGACATGGACGCCGAAGTGTGGCGCCTGAATGGCCGCAAAGGCACACCAGGGGAAGCGTGGAAAAGCGCCGAGGTTCTAGCCGTGGATGTCCGCATGAACGAGCCTTCAGGCATCGTTAGTGTTGGTCAAGGCGAGCGCGTCCATACAGAACGCCAAATCAAGGCCGCGAACAGCGACGACGCCCGCCAGTGGCAGGGCTGGGGCACCGCCCTGAAACCCGCCCTGGAGCCGATCACCGTGGCGCGCAAGCCGCTGGTTGGAACCGTAGCAGCGAACGTGCTGGCGCACGGTACGGGGGCACTGAATATCGATGGCTGCCGGGTGCAATTCCATGACGACACAGACAAGGCAGCCGCGAAGCCGGGAGGGCGCACTACGGCGGCAAGCGGCGCCCTGGCGGGCAAGGCGCAAGGCGGCTTTGTCATCGCCGGGCCTATCGACGATGACGAGCGCCTGTACTGGTCCAATGAGTGCGGCTGGGGCTCGCGCGCCTCTGCCACGGTGTTTCATGACAGCGCAGTGCGCGACCCCCTGGGCGCCACCGGCCGTGAGCCGATGCTGCAGCGCGCGGAATTCGTTGCGACGCAGGGCGCCGGCCGCTGGCCCGCCAACCTGATCCACGACGGCAGCGACGAGGTGATTGCGGCCTTCCCGGACAGCAACGGCAGCGGCCCGGCGCGCACGCTTAACCGTGGCGCGCGCGACGGCGAAGCCGGGTGGGGCATGAACACCTCCGGCGGCGACGCTGCAGCCTTGCGTGATGCTGGCACCGGCAGCGCCGCCCGCTTCTTCTACTGCGCCAAGGCATCCCGGGCCGATCGCAACGCCGGCATGCCCAGCAGCGACACGCCGGCCGTCGCCAACGGAGCCACCATGCGCGAGCGTGAGGACGCCAACGGGCCCGCCCGCAACGGCAACTTCCACCCCACGGTCAAGCCCACTGCCCTCATGGCCTACCTCGTGCGACTGGTGACGCCACCGGGCGGGCTGGTGCTGGACCCGTTCATGGGCTCCGGCAGCACCGGCAAGGCCTGCATGCGCGAGGGATTCCGATTCGTCGGAATCGACCTGGACGACGACGGCGAAGGCAACCCGCTCGGCTACGTCGAGATCGCCCGGGCCCGCATCGAGCACGAACGGCAACGCGTCCAGCAGGAGCCGCCACCCGCTCCGCAGCAACTGGACCTTCTGCAGGCACTCGCCTGACCACCCCCTTCCACCCCAGCCCGCCGCGAGCGGGCTTTTTTGCGCCTGGAGATGCCCATGGACCAAGAAACGCACCCCGGCTCCGCCGCCTTGGCGGCCTACGCCCAGCACGCACACGCGAAGAACATGGCGCGCGAACAGAAGATGTCGGCCGCCGCGCTCCGCAAGCAGGCCAAGACCGAGAAGCTGCAGGTCGATGCCTTCGCGCTCCGGAAGAAGGCGAAGGATCTCACCGCCAAATCCAGGCAGCACGCTGCCAGCGCCAATGCGACGCGCAAGGAAATGCTGGAGCACGCGGCGCAGGCCCTGGAGCAGCTCACAACCCGCATGCCCCCCGAATACCAGGCATGGGGGAGCACGAAGACCCACATCTACGCGGCGCTGCTGAAGACCCTCGAATCCCAGGTCGCCCGCGTGAACCCGGCGCTCGCGGTGATCGCGGAAGCGCTGCAGCTGCTGCTCACCCACCGCGACTGGACCGAAAAGACGCTGACGCGCCTGAGCGGCGCACGCGCCAAATCCTGGCCGGTGCCGGCCGCTGAATGAAGGAGCGCCTCATGGACCTCGATCACCCTGACATGCGCGCCGCGGCGCAAGCACCCACCCAGCAGCCTCCCAGCACCATTCTTGGCTCGGCCGCCGTGGGACTGCTGGTCCTCGCCGCCCTCCTCTGGGCCCAGCACGACGACAGCCAGGCCGACACCCGCCACCGCGCGGCCGCAGAACAGGCCCACGTCGAAGCAGCCGAGGCGCGCCGCGCCGCCGCAGCAGCCCGCGCGTGCGAGCCCGGCACCACGCCCGCCTGGATCGACGCCACCACCGTGCAGTGCCTGCGCGCCCGCTGAACATCAACACGAGAGCCCCCGCCCATGTTTTCCAACCTGATCATCTACCGCATCGCCGAGTGGCATGCGGAACTGCCCCAGCTCGAGGAAGCCCTGGCCCGCACCCCGTTCGTGGAGTGCGGCGCCACCCAAGAGAAGTCCGTGGGCTGGGTGCCGCCGCGCGGCGAAGCCCATGGCGCCCTCGCCGAATCGGTGGGCGGGCAGTGGATCCTGCGCTTCATGACCGAGGCCAAGGCCATCCCGGGATCCGTCCTGGCGCGCAAGGTGAAGGACAAGGCCTCTCGCATCGAGCAGGAGACGGGCCGGAAGCCCGGCAAGAAGGAAACCCGTGAACTGAAGGAAGAGGCCCGGCTGGACCTGCTGCCCATGGCCTTCACGAGGCAGGCGGCGATGTGGGTGTGGATCGACCCGGAGGCGCGCCTGCTGGTGCTCGACGCCGGCAGCCAGGGCCGCGCCGACGAGGCAGTGTCCCTGCTGGTGGAGGCGGTGCCGGGCCTGTCGCTGTCCCTGCTGGACACGTCCACCAGCCCCCAGGCCGCCATGGCCCACTGGCTCAAGGAGCAGGAGCCGCCCGACGGCTTCAGCGTGGACCGCGAGTGCGAACTGAAGTCCTGCGACGAGTCCAAGGCCGTCGTGCGCTACGGCCGCCATCCGCTGGACATCGACGAGATCCGCGAGCACATCGCCGCCGGCAAGCTGCCCACCAAGCTCGCGATGAGCTGGGACGACCGCGTCGCCTTCGTGCTGACCGAGGGCTTGCAGATCAAGAAGGTGTCGTTCCTCGACACGGTGTTCGAGGGCCGGGGACAGGACGATTCGGGCTTCGACACCGACGTGGCGATCGCCACGGGCGAGCTTTCCAAGCTGATCCCTGACCTGATCGAGGCACTGGGCGGCGAGGGCCGCACGGTCCTGGGCAGTCCAGCGCCGTGACCGACGCGAGCCCCGCGCCCGACTGGTATGCGGCTGACGCTGCGTACCGCCTCCACCACTTCAACTGCGCCATCTGCGGCGCACGCCAGCGGTGCCCGGACGGGCAGGCCCTCTGGGACACCTACAACCCATGGCTGCAACTGCATACCCCCTGACATGGCCGGCGGGCTGGAAACGCACACCCGACGCTGCGCGCACGGCTGGCGCCTTCGGCTCCCGGAAGGAGAGCCGCTATGGCTCGACCCGGAAGGAAAACGTCACCATCGCCGAAGCCACGGGCCGGCTGCTGGCAGAACTGGAACGCATGGGCGCCGCGCAGCGCTCCATCGTGCTGTCCACCAACCTGGTGCTGCGGCAGGACGGGCTACCCCGCTCCGGCCAGGCCGCGCCGCGCGACCCGGGCGCCGCGGTCTACTGGGACGACCCCTACAACCGCCAGCCCCGGTGCATGGCCATCGACCGGTACACGCGGGTCGAACAGAACATCGCGGCCCTGGCGGCCACCGTCGAAGCCATGCGAGCCATCGAGCGGCACGGCGGCGCCGTGGTGCTCGAACGGGCTTTCACCGGCTTCTCGGCCCTGCCCGCGCCCATCGTCGCCGGGATGAAGCGGCATTGGCGCGACGTGCTGGGGTTCCAACCCGACGCGCGCGTGACCGCGCAGACCCTGGCCGATCGCTACCGGATCCTCGCGTCCGCCAACCACCCAGACCGCGGCGGCGATGCCGAACGGATGGCCGACATCAACCGCGCCCGGGAGGAAGCGCAGCAGGAGATCGCGAATGGCTGACCGCCCCATCCTCTTCAGCGCACCCATGGTGCGCGCCCTGCTCGCAGGGACGAAGACCCAGACGCGGCGTGTCTGGAAGCTGCCGCGTGGCTGCCAGTGGTATGCCGAGTTGGGAGGCGAATCCGAGGGCTGGGTCATCGATCCGGGCCAACCCTGGTGGCTGCATGTTGACGAATTCCGCTGCCCCTACGGCCAGCCGGGCGACCGGCTCTGGGTGCGCGAGGCCTGGCGCACTGTTGCCGAGGCCGATGCACTTCCGCCTCGCGACCTGAACGAAGCGCACCGCATCTGGAATGAGGCCGATGCGCCGCATCAGCCGGGCGCGGGCAAGCTACGCCCGGGCATGTTCATGCCCCGCTGGGCCAGCCGCATCACGCTGGAGATCACGGCCGTGCGCGTCGAGCGCCTGCAGGACATCAGCCGCGAGGACGCCATGGCCGAGGGCATCGTCATCCAGCCCGATGGCGGCTACGGCCTCGCCGACACCACCCACTACCACGCCACCGACCCGCGGCAGAGCTATTTCTCGCTGTGGGAAGCCATCAACGGCCCGGGCAACGTCGAGGCCAACCCCTGGGTGTGGGCCGTGACGTTCCCCGCGGTGGGCCCAGGCCATGGGTAGGCGCCGCCGCTTCCGCTGGACCCGGAAGACCTACCGGGAGGCCCACCGCGCCGCCCGGGTCTTCGACGGCTACGGCTTCATGTACCACGACGAGCCGCCGATGGTGGCCCGATTCCGTGAGCTGTGGGAAGCACACCCCCAGCACGAAGACCCTCTCACCCGACCACTTTGGGCGCGCCGGCCGCCCGGCGATGACGACGTCCCTTTCTGAAGGATCAACATGACCACCAATACCGACACCACCGACCACACCGCCGCCCGCACCACCTGGGTGGAGCAATGCGCAGCCCGATTCATTTTCCGAGGCGGCCTCGATGCCGCCGGGGCGACGGATTTCGCGGAAGCCTGCGCCGAGCAAGAGGCCGACATCAACGGCCCGGACCCAGCCGAATGGGAGAAG